AGTGTAACTGCAATAGGAACAGCAGTTGTATCTTTAACAGGTCAGTCATTAACTACATCTTTAAGAAGTGTAACTGTAGCAACATTTACAAATGTAAGTGTTACTGGTCAATCATTAACTACATCTTTACATGGTGTAAATGTTGATTCGGTTGTAACTGTAAGTGTTACCGGACAATCATTAACTACATCTTTAAATAGTGTGACTGCAATAGGAACAGCAGTTGTATCTTTAACAGGTCAATCATTAACTGCTTCTTTAAATAATGTAACTGTAGCAATAGGTCAAAATGTAAATGTTACCGGTCAATCATTAAATACTTCTTTAAATAGTGTAACTATAACAGGTTCTGCTACTGTTTCCTTAACAGGAAATACGTTGACTATGGCTTTAAATAGTGTAAATCCTCAAGTCTGGACAATAATTAATACCGGAACTACTGTAAGTTATATAAATGTAAGTACAGGAACTACGTCAGCTTATACAAACGTAAGTACAGGATCTACAGCAACCTGGACGAATGTTGACACGGCTGCTTAAATTATATAAAATAAAAATAAGGAATTAATATGGCATCAAGTTATTCTACCGACCTCAAACTAGAATTAATGGTTACTGGCGAAAACGCTGGTACCTGGGGTGATATTACAAATACAAATTTAAATTTATTACAACAAGCAATTGGTGGTTATCAAGAAGTAAGCATCGCAGGAGGAGCTCAAACTACAACTCTTCTAATGTCAAATGCAGCATTATCTAATGCAAGAAATGCAGTTATAAAATTAACAGGTGCAATTACAGGAAATCAAATTGTAACAGTTCCAGATGGAATTGAAAAAACATATATAATAGCTAATGGCACAACAGGTGCTTTTACAGTACAATTTAAAACAGCATCAGGAACAGGATCAACATTTAGTACAACAGATAAAGGAACTAAATCTTTATTTTCAGATGGTACTAATATAGTAGATGTATTTAGTACTCTTTCTCAACTTAATTTAGTTAATAGAAATGAAGTAAGATTTGAAGATACAACAGGTGGTCAATATATAGGTTTAAAAGCTCCTGCAACTATTTCTTCAAGCTTTTCATTGAGTTTACCTACAGCGGACGGTACTTCAGGACAAGCTATAGTGACTGATGGAGCAGGTACTTTAAGCTTTGCAACTGCAGGAATTACAACAGGAAAAGCTATTGCAATGGCGATAGTTTTCGGATAATAATAACGAACGGAGATAAATTATGGCAAACCCAAATATAGTAAACGTAACAGATATAAGAGGTAAAACAGATACCTTTGCACTTACTACTACTCTTACAACTTTAGTAACTTGTGCAGCAAGTCATGTATATAAAATAAATTCAATTTTAGTAGCAAACATAGATGGAACAGCAGCAGCTGATGTAACAATTAATTACAATGATGGATCTAATACAAGAGCAATTGCAAGTACGATTGCAGTTCCAGCAGACGCATCATTAGCCGTAGTAGATAAAACATCAGGATTTTATTTAGAAGAAAATGAAATAATTTCTGGATCAGCAAGTGCAAACGGCGATCTAGTTTGCATGATATCATACGAAGATATAAGTTAACCGGGAGATTTTTGCTATGGCAAAAGAGAACGGTGGAGTAATTGGAGTAGTCAACACCCCAACAACATCAGTAGCATCAGGAGCTTGGGCTCTTCAAGATCAATTCAACGCACGCGTTTCAAATATCTGGCCAGGTCAACCTATTTCAATAGATTTTTTAGTAATAGCTGGAGGAGGTGGAGGTGGTGGTGGAAACTCTGGAGCGGGTGGAGCAGGAGGTTACAGAACATCCACTCAATCAGCGACTATTGGAACAGTAATAACAGTAACAGTTGGAGATGGTGGAGCAGCTGGAGATAATACAGGTTCAAATAATGCAAAACAAGGCAATAATTCAGAAATTTCAGGTTCAGGATTATCAACAATAACATCAGCTGGTGGAGGTGCTGGAGGTGGTGGTCCAGGTGGATCAGGTGGTTCTGGTGGTGGTTCAGGATATAATACAGCAACAGGAGGATCTGGTAACACACCAAGCACGTCTCCAAGTCAAGGTAATAATGGTGGTGGACAAACTAGTGGTGGTCCAGCTTATGGTGCTGGAGGAGGTGGTGGAGCTGGTGCTGTGGGAGGTAGTGGTACAAGTTCTGGTGGAGGAAATGGTGGTACTGGTACAGCTTCTTCAATAACTGGTTCTTCTGTTACAAGAGCAGGAGGTGGAGGAGGAAGTTGTGAGGGTAGTAATCCAGCAGGTGCAGGAGGATCTGGTGGTGGAGGAAATGGTGGTAATCAACCAAGTGCTGCAACTGCAGGGACAGCAAATACTGGTGGAGGTGGTGGTTCAAGATATTATAATAGTGGTGTTATTTCTGGTGCAGCTGGAGGAAAAGGTGTTGTTATATTAAGTGTACCAACTGCAAATTATACAGGAACTACAACAGGTTCACCAACAGTTACAACAAGTGGAGCGAATACAATAATGCAATTTAATGGGAGTGGGAGTTACACAACATAATGGCTAGTTTTGCAAAAATAGAAAATAATATAGTGATAACAGTTGAATCTGTTGTTAATGAAGTATTAAAAGATTCAAATGGAGTAGAACAAGAACAACTTGGAATAGATTTTTTAAGAACATTATATAATGAACCAAATGCTATTTGGAAACAAACATCTTATAATACAAACGGTGGAGTTCATTCTTTAGGTGGAACACCTTTTAGAAAAAACCATGCAGGAGTAGGTTATACTTATGATACAAATAAAGATGCATTTATTCCTCAAAAACTTTATAATAGTTGGATATTAAATGAATCTACTTGTAATTGGGAAGCACCTGTTGCTAGACCTAATGATGATAATAAATATATTTGGAATGAAGAAATTTTAAATTGGGAGATAATTAATGGCTAAACGTAATGGTGGTGTAATTGGTAAAGTAAATACTCCAACAACTTCTGTAGCAACAGGAGTCTGGAGATTACAAGATCAATATAATGCTAGAAAAAATAATATTTGGCCAAGCCCTCCTTATTCAATAGATTTTTTAATAGTAGCTGGTGCAGGAGGTGGAGGTGCTACTGTACATGGTGGTGGAGGTGGAGCGGGAGGATATAGAACATCAACTCAATTAGCAAATATAGGAACAGTAATTACAGTAACAGTAGGAGATGGTGGTGCTGGTGGTGCGTCTAGTGGTGCGTCTAGTGGTACAACTGGTTCAAATTCAGAAATTTCAGGTACAGGTTTAACAACAATTACTTCAGCAGGTGGAGGCGGCGGCGGAGGTGCAGGTGGAAGTCCAGAAGGTGGAAAATCAGGAGGTTCTGGAGGTGGTGGTTTTGGTGGTGGTGGATCTGGTAACACTCCAAGCACAAGTCCAAGTCAAGGGTTTAATGGTGGTAGTGGAACTGCTGCTGGTCCAAATTTTGGAGCAGGAGGAGGTGGAGGAGCAAGTCAATTAGGAGCTGATGGAAGTGGTACAACAGGAGGTAAGGGTGGAGATGGTACAGCAAGTTCTATAACTGGTTCTTCAGTTACAAGAGCAGGTGGAGGAGGTGGTTCTACTTATAATGGAGGAACACCAGGTTCTGGTGGAGCTGGTGGTGGAGGTGCTGGTTCAAATAGTACAGGAACTTCAGGAACAGCAAATTTAGGTGGAGGAGGTGGTGGTGCTGGTGGAGCTGCAGCTGCTGGTGGTGGTGCTGGCGGTAAAGGTGTTGTTATATTAAGTGTACCAACTGCTAACTATTCATCAACTACAACAGGTTCGCCAACAGTTACAACAAGTGGAGCTAATACAATAATGCAATTTAACGGTTCAGGGAGTTACACAGCATAATGGCATCATTCGCAAAAATAGAAAATAATATTGTAATAACAGTTGTCTCTGTTGTTAACGAAGTATTAAAAGATTCAAATGGAATTGAACAAGAGAATATTGGTATAGAATTTTTAAAAACATTATATAATGAACCAAATGCTATTTGGAAACAAACATCTTATAATACTCATGGTGGAATTCATAAATTAGGAGGAACTCCTTTTAGAAAAAATCATGCAGGAATAGGTTATACTTATGATACACAAAGAGATGCTTTTATTCCAGCTAAACCTTATAATAGTTGGATATTAAATGAAGATACTTGTATATGGGAATCACCAGTTGCTTATCCTACTGATAGTAAAAGATATACCTGGAATGAACAAACTTTATCTTGGGATTTACTAACCACATAATTTAGTATATAAATAAGAAAGAATGATAGAATCAACTATTAATAGTATATTTCCAACACCTATCTATATGTCTAAATTAGATAGAAAGTTAACACCTTTAGAATTAAAATTTGTAGAAAAAAATAAAAAAGATTCTCATAAAAATGATGGAAATATTACATCTAATAACAATTATATTTTAAATGAAAAACCATTTTTAAACATTAAAAAAGAATTAGATTTAATAGTAAAAGATTACTTTGAAAAAGTTATATCTTCAACCGATGTTATTACACCTTATATTACTCAATCTTGGTTAAATTATACTGAAACAAATCAATATCATCATAAACATGCACATCCTAATTCATTAGTATCAGGAGTATTCTATATTAACTGCCATGAAGAACA